AACAGGCATAGTGTTACCCATTCCGGAGACGATTGCGCCAGATGCGTTCACTGCCAGAGCTTCTGCAATGAGCGTCAGCTTGGTGGTTTCATTCATGACCCACGTAAGCGCGCCTTTGGCGTACTTAGCCTTTGCTTTGCCAGCCGCATCAATGACCTTCTGGAAGAGGCCAATTCCGGTCACGGTGTTGGCGATTGTTATGATGTTGGAGCTGTGGAGATCGACCCAGGGACGTGCAGTGCTGGGATAGCCAGTAGGAGCTGCGGTCTGCACCAGACGGGAGACAATGCCCTGCGGCATCTTCTGGGTGCCAAATGCGTTGCGGCCGTAGAGGATGGCCTTATCAAGAGCATAGCCGATTGCTTCGCCGATCACGTCGAGCAGCAGCGCGGCGAGGTTGAGATCGGAGTCCTCGAGGTTCGCGTTGCAGATCTTGAAATAGCCTGCCACTTTGTAGCAGTCCACTTCATAATCGTTGAAGCCGATGGAGAGCTCGTTCAGGTTCGCGCAGCACTCCGTCCATACTGCTTCAGGGATTGCACCCATGACGACCATGCGGCCTTCTCCGGAGATCCGGCGGACGGTGACGTGCTTGTAGAGTTTGGAATATCTTTCGATATTCTCACGCAGCAGGCCGAGCATCACTTCCGGGATGGTCAGGCCGACGTTGGTGATGGCTCTCTTTTCTTTGATGGCAGCACGGACCCCGGCGAGGTAGTTCTGCACATCGGCACGGGCGATGAATGCATCGCGCTCCTGAGCGGACATTCTGGTGAAGAAATTGCTTCTGGTTGACATAGTGGTATTCCCTTTCCTTTCATCATTTTCGGCCTCAGGTTTAGGAGCTTCCACGTCGGCCGGAGGCGTGGTGTCCTGCTTTGCTTCTTCTTCCTCGAGTTCTTTTTCAAGATCCTCGATCTGCTTGCCGAGGTTATCCTTCTCGGCCTCATGCGCTGCCTCTTCGGCATCGAAAGTATCAACCGCTTCCTCTACCGCGCTGCGCTCTTCTTCGGTCTGGGCCTCATCAATGGACGCTGTCAGCTCTGCCTTGCGGGTTTCGAATTCAGCATCTTTTTCTCTGAGGGCATCCAGTTTCTTTCTGGCATCCGTAATTTTTTTACGGAGCATAAAAGCTTTGAGTGCCATTATTCGGCTTCCTCCTTATTCAGTTTTGCGTGCATTTCAGCACGCCATTTTTCAGTTTTCCGCTTCTGGATTTCTTCATAATCTGCCTTCCGCGCGGAGACTTCGGTTGCCTCATAGGCGGGGAACGTGCAAACAGACACCTCAAACAGTTTGACCTTGCGAATCGTCCAGTGAATGGAGCCGTCCTCGCGGAATTCGGTTTCCTCGGATTCGATCATAAAGCCGAAGCTGCACTGGTTGACGTCGCCCCGTTTCACACGTTCGTACAGGTTCATTGCATCGCTGTCGTTCGGATTGACTTTGATCTTTCCCCACAGCCCGTGTGAATCTTCCCGGAGCTCCAGTGTACCGGCTTTATTTCTCCCCAGCACCAGAGTGTCGTTGTGGTTGACCAGGGCACGGATGTCATCGCCGAGGGTTTCCGAAAAAGCCCCCGGAGCTACACTCTCCGTTGCTCCCGGCCACAGTTCGTAGATGCTATTAAACACAGAGAAGTATCCTTCGATTGAAAGGTCTCCCTCTGCTTCTCTCACTTGAAACTGAGAAGCATCGCTTCTCAACTGGCGGATTTTCCTATCCATTGTTTCCATCTTCAATCTCCTTCCTTATCTGGCATTTCGCCGCTGTCGGGCTGTTAACCCACCATCCTTTGCAGTTTTTGAAATACTGGAAGAGACACAGCTCTCCGGTTTTCTTGCAGTACACCCGCATCATGTCGCCGTGCTGGGCTTGCGGGCAGTCAAGCTGTATCTTCATTTCAGCTTCTCCTGGTCCCCGCTCTTGTCGTACGGGATATAGTTCTCCAGTATCTTGAATTCCTTCAGTCCTGCAGGAGGCAGGTGCATCCGGTCACGCCATTCATCGCCGCAGACAAATCCACGGTCGGAACCGGCGAGGAGAATATCACTGACGGCCTTTAGATCGTAATCCATCAGGCTCCAGTAATTCAGGTAGATGTACCACTTCGGAGAAATGATCAGGCAGCGCGTCAGCTCCTGCTGGATGTTCAGAGCGATGGCCTTGACCTTTGTCTGGATGAATCTATTCCACTCTTCCCGATTGAACGTCCCGACGCCCAGCAGGAATGCCGGGACGCCGATCACCGCCGCGACGGTTTTCTTGTCGAGCTCCACGGTGTCCTTAATGGCCAGATCTGCCAGCGTCAGCGGTCGTACCTCCTGAACCTCGAATTGCTCCGCCGGAATCAGCCACGGTTCTCCGGTGGTGGACGGTTTTACATAGCTGTCGAGCAGTTTTTGCCGTCCTGCCGGCGTCGCGAATTCATCAGCCAGGGCATCCACCTTCACGATGATGTTCGGTTTATATTCCGATGACATGAAGGCGTTCTCCGTCTTCTGGGCCTGCTTCAGGTTGTTGGCTATATCCTTCAGCGTCACTGTGACGCCTCGGCCCATCCACAGGTACGTTGGATCCGGATTGTAGACGAAATGCAGAAGGTTGTTCGGATCCTTAGGAATCCCATCGATTAAAACCCTATAGTCTCTATAGGAATTGCCGACCGGCTGGAAAGTTACCCGGCTGGCCGAGATCGGTTCCAGACTTTCCAGATTCCCTTCATGCGTGTGCGGCACACAGATTCCGTTGCCTTTCCCGTACAGGAGCATGTTCATAACGTTGGCCGTCATCCAATGGATGCGCGTCATGTTCCGGTTCGGTTCGATGTCAATCTTCCGGGAGAGCTCGTTGAGGATCCTCCTGTCTCCGTCCGGTCCATTCTCCATCAGGTAAATGGTCATGCTGCCGATCAGCTCTGCTATCCGGAGGCATGCCGTCTGGATCTCCGGATTGTCTGATAGCCGGGTGTACCCGGATGCACAGCAATCATCGAACAGGTCCGCCAGCACAAACGCTGCTACCTTGTTTTCCTTCTCGATATTGCTTAAGTCTCGCTTATTCAGTTTCGGGTTATTTCGTCTTTTTCCACTCACTATTCATCACCCCACCAGCTTGAATTTTTATTGATGCGCTCCATGCCCTCCAGGTAACGCACGCAGGCAAACACTGACGCATCGAAAAGGTCTATCCTGCTCTGCTGCTGGACCTTTTCGTACTGTATCATGTCATCGGTTTTCTCAACGGCCGAGACGTTTCCGACGCAGTATTCAAACGCACTGCTGTGGAGGTAATAAAGCGCTCCGTCTTTTGCGGCCTTCTCGATATGTCGGAAGCCCTCAGATTTCTTGTAGTAATACTGGGGCTGATCAATGATGTTGAAGCCGGCCTGCTTCATGCCGATGAAATATTCCCGGCTGAATTTCCGGTCATGGCCGACCTGGGCGATCCGGAATCCCATTCCCCGCATTGTCTTAAACCAGTTGATGACGTCGCCCTGGTTGACCGTCGGAGAGTTGCACATGGTCAGGAAGCCGTCATCCGCCCATCCGAAGAGCGGGATATTATCCTCATCGGCCTTTTTGTATGCTGCCGTGATCGGGAAGAAAGCATGCGTGATGATGATATCGACGCCCTTGTAATTCCCATATAGCGCCGTGGCCGTGAGGTCGTGCATCTTAGAAAGGTCCGCTCCTCCAAACCACTTGACCGGCAGCTTGGCCAGCTCTTCCAGCGTCCAGTTGTACTTTGCGTCAGATCTCTTGAATTCATCCACATTGAAATAGGCCCGCATGGCCGAAAGATACTGCATATTGTCATCCACCAACAAAACCCGAAACTTCTTCACCGCCAAACCCTCCTGCTTTTGTATCGAATTTTTGCGCACAGCAAACACGCCAGCCGGAAATCCGGTGTTATCCTTTCTAATATGGCAGTTTTTGCTCTGTGACAGGAGGATTGTAGCATATTTTGAATGGGCGTCACAAGGGAGAATGGCAACGAGCTTTGTCGATTACCTGCGTATTTT